CTGCCTTGCCATCCGGCCCACGTTGCAGCATACGTTTCTTGGGCTTGTTCATTTGTTCGATGGTGTGAACCAGGGCTTGCGCAATCTGCCCAAAGTTTTGCATCGCTTGCATCATGCTTGCATCGCTTTTCTCGGAGTGTGATTTTACCTGCTCAGTCAGTGCCCCGGTGTCAATACTTACAGCGGGTTTCTCAGCCGCTTGCGCATTCATCGCTGCAATCTGTAGCTTGGTTTCGCTGTCGACCTGCGCTTTCATTTGAGCGCGTTGGGTTTCAGCCTCTTGCTTGACCTGCTCCAATTGAAGGGCGAATTGCTGCTTAACCTGCTCCAACTGCAAAGCCTGCTCACCCTTGAATTGCTCGATCTGGGCTGATTGTTGGAGTTTGGCCTGCTCCAATTGAGACTTGCCTGCCTCTACCTGCTGGCTGTGTTGCAGTTCCATTTGCTTGACTTGCAAGCTGTTGTCTTGTGGTTGCTGCTCTTGCGGGGGAGGTGGAGGCTGTTTAATCTTGTCGATTGAATCCTCCACCGCATTGCCCATCTTTGCCCGTCGGGTTACGGTCAATAGCATCTCTTTCAATGCTTCGACGGGTAGAGCGCCCATTTGCACCGCTGGCATGAATCCTTCAATGACTTGATTCAGAGCGCTCATTGTGTCGCTCAGTCCCTTCATGTCCGATTCCATGGAAGCCGCGACGGTTGAATCCGTCTCTACGTCAACCTTGAACGTGCGCAGCTTGTCATCCCGCAACACTTGGATGATTTCATCCCAAGACGGGGGGATTTCAGGCTGTGGCGGGGGCTGTTGTCCCTGCATTTGGGCTTGCTGTGCCTGCATTTGCCATTGCATCATGGCCTGTTGCTTTTCTTCGGCAGTGGGGAATTTTAGCCCCGTCATACTTGCCAGCGTCTCAGGCTGGAAACGTTCCCCAATCACTTCTGCTTGCAAACGAATCAGGTCACGAATGAAGTTAGCGCAATCTGTTTGCATGCGCTTCAATCGTGCGCTACCCCATTGGGCCTTGATCTGCTGCGCACCTAGGGTTTCGTTAGCGTCAGTCGATCCGCGCAGAATGTCAGATATTCCGGTAATCTCGTAAATCACCTGTTTCGAGGCTTCGCGTTGCACTTGCAGGATCTGCAATACCTTTGCGGCCTGCTCGATAGGCATGAACCAAATTGCCTTCTCCAACCCGCCGCGCTCCAATAGTGCGGTCACGTTAGAAGCCGGGATAAGGTCATTGTCCTCCCCGCGCATCAGTTCGGACAGTTCGGACAGCGTGGAGTCGTAAATGCCGCGCATCTTCAATCCCTTGACAAGGATATTGATGCGACGGGTAACGGTGTCGAGTTCGTCGGCTTGTTCTTTGTAATACTCAAACAGGGGCGTAGGGACTAATGAACCGCTATCCTCGCAAGCGTACAAAGGCCGGGGATTCGGATAGAACCCGGTCAATCCCAATGGGTCAGCGACCACTTTCAGCGGTGCATTCTTGTAAGACGGTGCGACAAAGATAACTTCGCGTTCTTCCTTGTCCCATATCTCCCAAACCTCGGCAGTCTTGAACGCTTCGGCAACGTCCATGTCCTTTTCGTTCTCTACGTCCGGGTCGTCTGTCTTGTCCAATGGCACATCAGCGCCAACTTCCCCGAATTGCTCTTCTAGTTCGTCACGGGTCAAACGGTGCCGGAATGCTTCCCAAGTGATGCAAGACCAGCTTTCACCCGCAGAGATGCGGAAGTCTTTCCATTGGACATGTTCAATCGGGGCTTGTTCCCATGCAAGTTCCTCGTAATCTCCGTCAAACTCTTCGCCATGCTCAGTGTCTGTTTCTTCCTGTACCTTGTTAAACGATGGGATGTAGCGGACACGTGCCAAACCTCTACCTGGCAATAGCATGTCCAACACACAAGCCCTGACCTGTGCGTCGAAGTCTGACGTATCCATGCCGTATTCAAGCGAGCGGCCTAAAACCTCGGATGCTGCCTTGCCTAGCGGGTCTTCGTCTTTGAATCGGCGGCGAACGTCAGGTTTTGGCAAGCTGTTGTAGATTGCCGGACGCATGGTCTCGGTGTTCGACCAGAGAATATTGAAGCTGTGCTTCTTAATCTCTTTCTGGCGGTAGCGTTTTAGAACCTTGTCGCCTTTTTGCCGCCATTCGGATTCACGCTTATCGGCGAGTTTCAATTCCAATAGCCAGCGACGGACAATCCCGGCCTTATCTGTGCCCGTGTCCTCCGGCTTTTCCAGTGCGCCTGATTCGTAGTCCATATTATGTTGGTCGTCCGAAGGTCATTCTAACTCTCGCTTTCTCTTGGAATTTGCCCGGATTATCTCTGAAATTGTCTGATTTTGGGGGAATTTTGGGGGTTCTGGCACTTTTGGCTTCATTTCTTCACGCCAAACCAAACAAGCATATCTGAATGCGTCGCTGTAATGGCTTGTCCAATCGTGCCGGGGTTTATCCCTAAAGAACTTCTTATCCTCGTCGTATTCCCGCTGATATTGTTTCAGTGCATCCAGTCCATCCACGCATTTGGTATCAAAGTAGCAGTCTGCCAATGTCAAGCGGGAGGCTTGAATGCCGTCAATCAATCCAAGCTCAGGCGTGATACGTGGTTTCCAGCCCATGCCCCTGAATTGCTCCTCGATACTTCGCCCGGTTTGCAGGCTCTTGGCCCGTGCATCATGGGGGAGCCATAGCCAGTCACCGTATTTGTAGGGCTTGGACTTCAAAACCTCGTGATAGTGGGCAATCGGCATGCCGTGGGTGGCGTAGCAGTCAATCAAACGTAGCTCTTTTCCACCCTGAAACCACCAGATAGCCGTATCGTCGCTGTATCCCAAGTCAAGCACCGCATGGGTTTTCAGGCTTTGGTCGTACAGGTCAGGCTTGATTCGGCCCTGTTGTTCAGCTAACCATAGCTCTTTGCCGTAGATCGCACCTGGCAATGCCGCGTCAAAGTCGCATTCCATCTCCTGCCGCCAAGCATCCTCGGTCAATTCAAGGCGCAAGGCTTCTAACTCAGATTCAGGCAATAGGCCGGATTCACTCGCCTTGATGCTCAGGGCTAGCCACTCTGGGTTTACTTTGGCGTGCTCATAAATCTCCCAAAACTGATTGCGGCCTTTTGGGGTGCCAATGATTACCGCCCATCCCTGCCTATCAGCGAGTGCGGGCCGGATGATGTAACCCCATACGCTGGGCTTCCAGTCTCCGTATTCGTCACATATTAGACCGTCAAAATAGAGTCCCCGCAGAGCATCCGCGTTATCGGCACCGAATAGCCGGATAGAACACCCGTTCGGATAAGTCACCCGCAACTCTGATTCATTGATGTTGATTCCAGGGACTGGTGCGCTGTACCGCTTGAGATAGTCCCAAGCCACGGCCTTTGCCTGCGAATAGAACGGTGCAACGTAGGCAAACCGCCCGTCGTTACCTTTGAATGTCAGAGCGGCCTTTACCAACTCATTAACGCACGACACTGTTTTTCCTGCCCTACGGTGGGCAACAACAACCGCCCATCTTTGTTTGCGCTTGTGTAATGGCTGAAAAGCCTTGCGCGGCGTGTAGGGTATCGTGATTACGGTCATTCAGCCCATTTGATCGTGAGGCTTAAATCTTCGCCATCTTTCCCGGTATGCTCTTGGCGTGCCAGCTTGGGGATGTGGTATTCGACAACGGACTGAAACATCTCGAAAGCCTTGGCCGGGTTTGGTTGAACCCAATAGCCGTCCTCGTCTTCTTTCTTGATTCCGTCTGCCACTTGATCAAGCCAGCCTGTGAGCCTGTGGGCGTTTCCATCAACAAATGATGCTATGGCTTGCCTAGCATCTTGCGTAGCCTTGTTGGGCGTTCCTGTAGCCCTGCCGCCTGTTTTAATACCCTTAGCCATGTCATACCTCTAAAACTGTCTAGTTCAGATGCACTAATTATGGCACGCTTTATGCTTTACCGTGCTGTCAGGTTAGTGCGAATCAATGCGGCTGCCTGCGCTGCCGTGTTGGTCTGGGCTACTTGCGTCCATCCTGATTTCTCGGATGTGGTGCCATTCAGGTTTTGCACATAAACGTCCGTGCTAGTGCCTGCGTTCAGAAATTGTGTGATCTTTGCGCCTGCGCCGTCAGTGGCGAATTCGGCTTGCAGTTGGGATTCAGTGAATGCCATGTGTAGCTCCTTACTTTTGAGATTGGCTGATGGCGACCGGGCTCCCCCAATCCTGCGCTAGTAGCGACGCGCTTAACCATCACGACTGCGGACTGTTTAGGTTGCGACCCTCGAACCAATGGCACCCCAGTTGGAGCGTTTCCCCATGAAGAACCAATCCGCATGCGTGATGGCCCCGAATTAACGGGACTACCTATTTTACCGCTTCAATCTGGTTTTTGCTCATTTTTTGCAGAATACTTGGAATCCATTTCCTGCATCAGTCTTTTGAGGTAAATCGCGAGGTCTAGCGCTTCCTCATATCCGTGTTGCAGCCATTGGCGATCTGTTAGCGGGTTTCCTGCCACCGTCCTGCCGTACTTAGCAATGCCAAAAATCTGTCTTTTGGCAATGTCATTGCACACTTCTTTTTCAGTTCCGCTGATGTTGTTTATTACGCTTTCCATATTTGATATCCTCTAATTTGACGAATATGTCCTGATGTTGTTCCGTATTCGGCTGCAATAACGCCCGTACGCTCTCCATTTTGTAATCTAGAACGAATGCTCTCTATCTGTTCTTTATTGAACCTAGTCGCTCTTGTGTTTCTTGCTTGATGCCTCTTTGGTATCCACACGCAGTTGCTTGGTTCGTAGTTCCCATTTACATCAATCCGCTCAATTGAATAGCCAGTAGGACATTCTCCCATGTCATTGCGGAAGTTTGAGAAATCAAGCCATTCGGCGCAAACTGATATCCCTCGTCCTCCATAGTCTTTGAAAGCGGCATCTTTTTCATTCAAACAGCGGCCTTTGAGATGGCTCCATGATCTGTATGTATTAGTGCGACTAGACTCTCCATGTGTCGTAAGCCTTGCAATACTTAATTCAGACCGAAGGCATCCACATGATTTAGATTTTCCAGATACGACATTTCCAAAATCAACAATCTTTTCTTTTCCACATGAGCACACTGCAAGCCATTTTGGATGCCTACCAGACGCAACCTCTTTTATTAGAGTCCACCTTTCGTGCTGGCGGTCAAGGATGTTTTTGCATACTTCCTGCTCTGTGTCTTTCATCCCTGTAATTCCTTTAGCTTGCGTTTGTAGGTTTCTTTGATTTGCAGGAGGGTTTCCCTGTCCCACTTCCTGACCTCGTTGTCAGACTCCAAAGCCTCGACCCGAGCGAGTCCGATGCGCTGGATTAGTCCTATGCGGTAGTCAACGGCACGTCCAGCCCCGTATCGGTTGCACACCTTTCGCTGCCCGTGTGCGTTGTCCTCGTGGAACCGAAGGTGACTGGCACTACCAGTACTGCGGTAGTGTCCACAGTCGTAACCGCCACCAACTGCTTCTTGGGTGAGAGCCTGTCCACAGCAGATACACGGTAGGGAACAATCTCTTGCACGTATGTAAGCATTGAATGCAACTTGAGCCTCCTTGATTAAGTCTGGTATCCGTTTTATTGCAGCCTTCCGCGCCTTGGTGCGCTCGGTTTCTTCCTTCTTCGCAGCCTTGACTAGCCTAGATGCGCATATCGGACTGCACACGGCCTGTAGTGGGCGAACGGGCTGGAACTGAGAGCCGCATTGCTTGCATGGTTTCATTCGTCACCCTTCCAAGCTGGCAACTTCACGCCCCTGGCCGCAGCCGTTGCATAAAGGAATTCAATCCATTCCGAAAACTCAGCCTTAGTGAACTTGCTTGTGCGCTGCCCCAACATCACGACACCGCCATCCAAGCCCATAGCTAGGCGCACGGTTTCACGCTTGAATGCAGCGGTAAGAACATCTTTCCAGTCATCCGGCTCCATCTTGACCATGTGACCATTGATAGGCCAATCAAGCTGTTTGCTGAATTCCGTCAGTATCGGCCACATAAGGCGGTTTTGTGACTGACTGCGGGTTTCTGGCTTGATTGTCAGGATAAACCGCTTTGATGCTTGTAGCGCAATGGCAAGGAACGGGAATACCTGCTCAGTTAGCGCTTGTCTTGCTTGCTGCCTGTTGTGTAGGTCGATTGATAGGCTTTCGCTCATGGCTTCATGCTTTCATCGATCAATCGCTTGACCCACCGACTACCGCCCAACTCTAGAAACTGCTTGTGCTGGCGTATTGTCATTTTCACTGTGACAAGTTTGGTAGCGGGGTCATCCGATGGTGGTCGGCCTGCCCCTTTGCGTTTACCATCTGTCATTGATTACGAATGGCTTGTGCCAAGTCTTTTGCAATACGTTCTGAAATTTGCTTTTTGCTTAGTCCTATCCATTCACTAACTTCTAGCTTCCATTCAAGAGTTTCGCAAATAGCGGCGCAATTTTCTCGCTCTGCAAAAATAGCTTCATCAATGTCAGTTACGTACGGTGGTTCGGGCTTTCTGCCGTCGTACTGATTCACGCCGCCACCAGTTCCGCTTCCATGCGGGCTTCAAATTCAGGATATGCATCAGACAAATCAGCCAGCTTTTCTGAGTAGTAAGAAGAACCGCACTCGTTTGGCTTATAAGACATCATGCAATTAAATGTCGTTGCATATTCTGTCTTGAATGCTTCGTAGGTCATTTCAATATTCTGCTGAGTTACGATGCTTGAAGTATATACGACAATTGCAAAATCGCAATAGATTCAACAAATTATTTTCTAGGTGTTTACCCTATGCTGGCACCTCACCATGAAAATAAACCATCCGTTCCGGCTTCAACCACGATGCCTTCACCGTAATCGCAGCACCCAGGGGGTACGCCTCGGACTGGTCAATCTCCCTCACTTCCACCACTACGCCGGATTGCATGGCGATAACTGATCTTTCGCCTAGGGTGTAGCGGTGGCCTTGTTGGGCTTTGTCTATGTGGTTCATGCCATCCCCCGAAACACCGCAATAGCCCTATCCATTGCCGCCGCTTTTTGGGTTTGCTGTCTGCACTTGTAACCCGCTTTCAGGCGCTTGAGTTCGCTTATCACGCAATCCAAGCCAATCAAGGGCCTCGCAATAGTTGCGGAATGTCCAGATTGCGTAGTCGCGGTCAAATGTTGCGAGCCAGGTGCAGTGATCGAGGATTCGCTGTTTAAGTTGTTGGTCATATGCTCGTCTCACAAATATCGCCAGTCAGCACCAGCGCCTCGGTTATTTCTTTGATCGTTGGGGTTTTGTCGCCTGCTTTGATTCGCTCAAGGATTGCGACGGCTTGGTAATAGGTCATGCTGATTCCTTTAATGCAGTCTTTGCCATTTGCACAGAAGTTGGGTTTCTGCGAAGTCCACCAGTAACGTCGCGCAAAATCGCACGCGCCCATGCTTTGTGATCTACGCGAACCAATGGAGCGGCTTTTAAGCCCTCCAACACCTTCGCCGCTATCTCTGGGTTAACCTCAGGAGATGGAAGCATTACAGGCGCTTTTGATGGCGCTGTGCGGCATAGGCTGCGGAACTGTCTTGCGTTTGGTACGGAATCCGGCAAATTCTTAAGCCCCCACAAAATTGCCCGCTTAGCATCGTCTGAATGTAAAAAGTCACTTAAAGCGTCGGCCCATACGGTTTTTACATCCGTAATCGGCGCAGTTCCTAGCGATCTGTCCCAGGATGCACCGTAGGTTGCGCCCATTACACTAAAAACGTGGTCAACCGCTGCAAGTGCGTTCATTGTTCAATCTCCAAAAATGGTGGGGTAACGTCGATAACTTGCCCAAGTTGAGGCTTTTGACGGTCTGGATGAATGCGCCCTGTCTGCTCCTCCCATCTCGCAATGCCCGCTTCTCTGTCGCGTTCTGCAAAGCTCTTAGCACCCTGACGCTGGACTGATGTTGGCCTCTGATCTCTAACCCAATTCCTCCATGTCGCCAGCCAATCAAGTTTTGCACCGTCCTTTCCTGCCTTAGCAACCCAATAATCCCTGAATCGCTCAAAAGTCTTTTCAGGGATTAGGTCGGGTCGTTCTGTTTGACAAAAAATAATCCACTCTTCTGGCATTTGAAAATCATGGGTTAAGCGCGTAGCGCGTTCTATCCCTTCCTTTCCCTTCCCTTCCCTTCCCTTCCTTCCTTCCCTTCCTTCCGCTTGCACGCGTGGCGACGCCACTTTCACGCGTGGCGGTATGATGGATTCAGACTCTCGATTGTTGATTACTTGATGACTTTTGAATGAGGGAATCTCAGCGTATTCCTTGCCTTCAACCTCATAAATGACAATCAGGCCAGCCGATTCAAGCTCATCCGCAAGCAGTTCAATGCTCACAGAATCAGCAGGAAGGTAACGCTGTTTCAAAGTTCCCTTGCGCCACGACAAGCGGCCTTCTCTATCAGCTTCACACCACAATGACACGTAAAAGAGGCGTGCAAGTGGCGTGAGTGACGTGATGTCTTCACTGGTGAAGAACTCTGGTTTAATGGTTCGTATTCTCGCCATGTAAATTCCTGTGCGCCCATGTATTAAAGAACTACCGTCAGGTGCAGGGTTCACTTTTCGCAAGGCTCATGACTTCCTTGCTAGACGGGTTCTAAGTTTCTATTTTAAATGTTTGTCACTCAGAAATCAACGATCGTGAACCTAAATTTTGTCAAGCCGTTCAATAGCAGCGATGTCCGTGTAACCATCTGGATAACGCTTTGCCAGCTTTTTAATGTTGTACTCCATTGCATCTTCAAGCGTGAACCCATTTTCAGTCAGCAGCGCTGTGATATAGAAAAGCAGGTCGCCGGATTCTTCGAGGATATTTTCGCGGTCTAGCTCTTTGCCGTAAATCCATGTTTTCTTAACTGCATCTAGAACTTCGCCAGCTTCACCAGCAATTCCAACTGCGGCATGAAGCGTTCGTCCAATATGGTCTAGTGGTTTGATGAATAGGCGTGATACGTGGTTTTCAAATTGTTCGTTAATCATGGTTACTCCAAATAAATCAGGCTGATCGCTTTTTACAATTTTTGAATGAATGGTCAGCCGCTTGCCATTCATCTTCTCTAAGCACTTCGGGCCTATGGGATGCGACCCAACCCATGCAGCGGCCTTTTCCATTGGCCTACAGCACATTACGCAGTTCATGGGATGTGGCTGCCTGTGTGGTATTGGACGCACTTTTCAATCGTCCGAATATGAACTCCGTAAGCCTTCGCCAGCGCTTCATTGCTCAGGTTGTCCCGGATGTAAGTCCGAAGGTTCTCCCGTTGCTTTGCGGCGCTGCGAATCGATACGATGTCTATGTCTAGCAGCTTGGTTTGCGGTAGCTCCTGGCCCCGTAGGGCCATTGAACGGGCGCGGCTTAGGTATTCACCGCGCTCTAACCGCTTGTCAGGGCGGTGGGATTTCATGCTGCTATGTCAGAGAAAAGCCCCTCCTGCTCATTGCAGGCATCTTCGATATTCTGGCAGGCCAGTTCCCAATATTGCGGCTTCAACTCAGTCCCAATGAACTTGCGGCCCATCTTCACGGCGCAATAACCTTCTGAGCCAATCCCGGTAAACGGCGAGAAAACCACGTCGCCTTTGTTTGTCCACAGGTGAATGCAACGCTCTATCACATCCAACTGCAATGGGCACATATGCTTTTCGTCGTTCTCGTCACGCGCTGGCAGCTTGTTTAATGTGCGGCCTTGGTTAATGTCTGACCAGATAGGGGATGCATATTTCTGCCACATCATCACTGGCAGATCATCTCCGTGGGTTACACGCTCTGCAATCTCCCCCGGCTTACGCATGGTCACAACGTAGTCAGGTAGCCCCATCCGGCTCATGGTTGAGTTTTCCCGGATAGTCTTATGCAGCAGGCCCAATGCCTTTGTGCGCTGCATTGCCACTACCGGGTCTTTCCAGATCGCCACCTCGGAGTGGTAGATAAATCCGGCGTCTTGAAACGCTCTAATTAAGTCTCCTCGGAAGTCCCGAAGGCCGATAAACCCTTGGCGCATCTTTGTTGTTGGCAGGTTCATGCAATGGAATGAAACATTGCGCCCAGGCTTCACAACCCGGAATAGTTCAGTAATCAAGAATCGCAACTGAGCGACAAACTCGTCATCGTTTTTGCAGTTTCCCATGTCGTGATCGCTGTTTGAATACACGAAAAGATCAGCGAATGGCGGAGAAAACACCGAATAGTCGATGCTGTTATCCGGCATGTTGCGCGAGTGCTTCACGCAGTCGCCAAGATAGACGGTGAAGTTATCAGACTTGTAAACGTCCTCGCGGTATTCGTCTACGATGTTTTCCTGTCCTGCTAATTCGTTATTCATAATGTCTTTCATGTGTTCGATCATGTTTGCGCTCATCTCGTGGTGTTGGACTTCTTTGCGCTTGATGTTGTCCAGAATCTGGCCTTCGTTCTCAGCTGTAAATAGGTGAACGACTACGCTGCGGGTTTGTCCAAAGCGATAGCAGCGGCGCACGGCTTGGTAGAACTTTTCGAATGAATCATCCAATCCAACAAACGCCATGCGAGCGCAGTGCTGCCAGTTCATCCCGTAACCGCATATCTTTGGTTTAGAGATCAGGACGCGCAATTCACCATGCGTGAATGCCATCATGTTTTTGGTCTTTGATTCAGGGCTATCAGAGCCTTGCACGTTGACAGCGCCAGGAATCAACTCAGCCAATAACTCGGCCTCATCGTTCAGGTGTGTCCAGATAAGCCATGGCTCGGATTGGTCTGCGTTGACTACATCAGCCAAAGCGCGGCAACGTGCCTCTATGCTGTCCCGCTGTGCCTTTCGGCGCTCTAGCATGGTCTGTGCAGGACGGGCGAATAGTTCATCGCCTAGCTGCTCAGTCTCTACAACATGCTCGTGATATACGGGAGCCGGAAGGATGTACTTAGATCCATCAAAGCCAATATCGGAAGGGTTGCGAAGTACGACTGACCATGTACCCATCCATCCCCAAAACATCGAAGCGCCCCATCCCTTGAGTCGCCATGTCCCGGTATCTCCTGTATCGTTGACAAAGTAAGTCGCCAGCATCTCGGTGCGGGTCATTACGCCCAAGAACTCGCATTGATTGCCCAACTCGTCAAAGTCGTTAGGGCTTGGGGTCGCCGTGCAACTCAGGCGATAAGGCACGGACTGGCATGATTCAATGATCGCTGTGCGGGTCTTTCCGGTATGGCTTTTCAGAATGGATGATTCGTCCAACACAATCCCATGCAACTCAGTGAAGTCAATAGCATCGATGCGCTCGTAGTTCGTAATCCATATACCCGGCTCGGTAGGCGCTTCTCCGTGGGGAATTCGTTTTACATCAATGCCGAATGTCTTACCCTGCTCAATAGTCTGCTCAGACACAGCCAGAGGCGCGAGAATCACGACAATGCCGCCAGTGTGCGAAGCCACCTCGTCAGCCCATGCAAGCTGCATTAGGGTCTTTCCCAATCCCGTATCTGCAAAGATAGCAGCGCGTCCACGGCGCACGGCCCATGAAACGATGGCATGTTGAAAGTCGAATAGATGATCATTCAACTCGCCCGGCTTATGGCCTGTGGCAATTTCAGATCGGCGCTTGCTTTTTACAAACGCCTCGTAATCTAGTAAACTCTTTTCACTCATAACTAATCCCCTTCTTGGTTGTGATAGAAAGCCGTTACCCGTTTACGCGAGTAGCGGTTTTTGCTTTCAAGGTGTAAGCCTTAAAACGTTTGCCATTAGCTTCCTGCCAACGG